ATCTATAACTTGGGATGTGTTGGCTCATTTTACTGAGAGACAAAAGGAGGCGGAACGGGCAGTTGAAAAATATAAATACATTTTATTTGGGGGCGCAATGGGGGGCGGAAAATCTTACTGGTTGCGCTGGATGCTTGTAAGATTATTAATGCAGTTTGCAAAACAGGGCAAGAGAGGCGTGAGAGTAGGATTATTTTGTGAAGATTATCCAGCACTTCAAGACAGACATTTAAGCAAAGTGAAGACGGAGTTTCCCCCATATCTTGGAACGTTTAACACACACGATAAAGAATTTACACTGGCACCATGTTACGGCGGAGGAGTAATTTGTTTTAGAAACCTTGACGATACTTCAAAATATCAGTCTTCTGAATTCGCGGTTATAGCGGTTGATGAGTTGACAAAAAATCCAAAAGATACTTTTAACTTTTTGAGGACGAGGCTGAGATGGTCAAATTTATCAGGAGTAAAATTTATTGCAGGAAGCAATCCAGGAGGATTGGGACATCAATGGGTAAAAGATATTTGGTTAAATAAAGAATTTGAGGAAGGAGAACAGGAACAGGATTTGTTTTATTTTATCCCCGCCAAAGCCACAGATAATCCTAACCTTGCAAAATCATATTATACTGCACTTGAAGGGTTGCCAGAAAAAATGAGGAAGGCGTACATTGAAGGGAATTGGGATATATTTGAGGGTCAGTTTTTTACGGAATGGAATAAAGATGTTCATGTTATAGACCCATACATTATACCCGACCACTGGGCAAAATTCAGAAGCATAGATCCATCCGGGCGTGATGGAGTAACGAGTTGCCACTGGTATGCGATAGACCATGACGGAAAGGTAATTGTTTATAAAGAATATTATTCCCAAGGAAAAGATGCAGACCAACACGCCGATAAAATTACCCAAATGAGCGTAGATGAGTTAGACCAACCGGAAAGTTATAAATATACAATTATAGATACGGCTGCATTTTCAAAATTAGGTTTGCCAGAAACGATTGCAGAAGTTTACGCCCGACACGGAATTTATGATTTAGTTCCAGCTTCAAAGGATAGGGTAACTGGGTGGAATTCGGTTCATTATTATTTGAGACACGATAAAGAAAACGATTCAAAGTTAAAAATATTCAGCACTTGCTTTAATTTAATCCGCACACTACCTTTGGCAATTCACGATGAGCTTCATCCAGAGGACGTTGATAGCACGAGGCAGGGAAAAGAGCACTGGGACGCATTGGACGATTTACGATATTTTCTTCAAACCGTGCGCGAACAAAAGACCCGGAAACCTTTATCAATAGTTGAAAGAAGAATCGAAGCATTAAAAAATCAAGATAGTCATTACGACTTTAGTTATAAAAGAAATATAAATTATGGAGACTGAAGACGACACAACAATAGACGAAGCTCCGACAAAGCCTGAATCAGAATCGGTTAAAAGCATTTCTAAAAAGAAAGCTGATGATTTAGAAAAGAAGGAAACACCACCGATGTATCAGGGAACGAAATCTGAACAAAAGATTGCTAAGTTTGTTTCCAAGCGAGCGAAGGAAATGAAAGAATACCGAAAATCTTTGGGGATTGAAAAGAGATGGAAAGAAGCGGATGTTGAATATGTTCCACAGGAACTTCCGATGACGGTTCAGGGAAAGCGTTTTGAAACAGATCAACAGACAGGTATCCGTTCCCGCTTAGTTCCGATTGGAGATGAGTCGCAGAATTGGAGGAGCGATAACTCCGACCCGATGCTTTTGAATAAGATCCAAATTGCGCTTTCGGTTATCATAGATCAGAACCCAGAAGCTATGTTGGTGGCTCTTAATAAAAGATTTGAAGAGAGAAACGCTTTAATGTATGCGCTATGGAAAAGAAATTGGGAGATTACGAACGCTAAAGAGATTTTAAAATTGTTCGCCTTCAACTTGATGAAATATGGATGGGCTGTTGGAAGGTCATATCCAAAAGTTGTAAAATATAATAAAAAAGTTTTAGTTTCAAAAGACCCGACCGATCCGAGCAAAGATAAGTATGATAAAAAAGAAATTGAATGGTTTAATGATGTGGCAAAGGAAAATATGGATCCATGGAAGACTTGGATTGATGAAAACACAAAGCCGTACGATTATTATTCAATGAATGAATGCTACTACGAAGTTGATTATACTTATGATCAAGCCAAAATAGAATTTGAACAGTATGCGAATTTTAAAACAATAGGAAAGTCTGCAAAAGTTCCGGCGGCGGTAGATGCTAATAATCCAAACCGAACCGCGAATGATTCTGAAATGCGTCAAGACATTATCACTTTTGGATTTTATGAGAATAGATTAAAGGATTTATATGTGATTTATGTTCCACAGAAAAAGATTGTTCTTCATACGAGCCCGCTTCCAAACGACGACGGAATGCTTTCATTGTGGCAGTCAATGTGGATTTTGAGGGACGCAAAACTTCCTTATGGAGTTAGTTTGTGGGAAATTATCAGGCAAGATAAACAGCTGTATGATAAAATGGTCAATATGACAATGGATCAGTTGGTTCTTTCTATTATGAAGATGTTTTTCTACACGGGAACGACAGGATTAGCTGGAACTGATAATGACGGGAAGATTAAAATCGAGCCGGGCGTGGGTAAGCAGATTTTAAATGGAGATATTAAATGGTCAGACATTCCTGGTCCTGGTGAAGAAAGTTGGACGGGATTAGGATTTTTAAAACAGAAGTTGGATGATAATTCAGGAGTTTCCCCCGCGATTGAAGGGAAACATCCAACATCTGGAAAGAAACCAACCACAACTGAAAGATTGCAAGCCACCGAAGCCGCAATGAAAAGATTGGTTGTGCCTTTGGCTAATATAGCAGAAGCCATTGAACAAGATGCTTATATCACATTATCTTGGATGTCTCAAGTTTACACGACTCCTGATATAGTTAAATTTGATTCTCCAGAAGAATTAAAGAAATATGAAGAAGAAAGCGGGTTTGACCATACCCAAATGTTTAAAACAGATGAAGAGCCAGATAAAGTTCAAGCAACTTATTACCCGCAACTTTCTTTACACATGGAAGATAGGGATGGAAATATGTTTGAGAGTAAAGATTCACATTTTTTTCAACTCGGTAAGGATATTAAATTAGGATATTTAAAATGGAAAGGAATTTTCAAAGTAATTCCAAAATCAATTCTTGCCCCGAGTTCGGAAATTGATAAGCAAGTTAAATTACAGTTATTTAATATTTTGGTTCCGCTATTAGCTGGAGACCCGAAGATATTCTATAAGTCGGCAAAACAGATTATAAAAATAAATGAAGAAGATGAAGAGGACTGGTTGCCAGATACTTGGATACAGCAAGCGCAACAGGAAGAAGCTCCATCATTGTTTATGAAAGATCCCAATCATCCAGCTAACCAGCCTCAAGTGGGACCCGACGGAAAACCGATACAGGGGCAGAACGTGCAGGGCGGACAACCTCAAGGACAATCAATGCAATCAATGGCTGGCACATCCAAAAATCCGACTGTGCTCCCTCAATCGCAATTGCCGATGTCAACCCAAGTGGGAAATATTACTAAACAAATGAGTTAATGGATAAATTAAAATCAAACCAACTCAAAGCCCTCGCCCGCACAGAACAATGGGAAGCGTTGACGAGTTATGTAGATGAGGTTATAAAAAGATGGCAGGATGAAAATGTTATTGGTGCAACGGAGTTTGATACAATGAAGTTATTGTTTATGAGGGAGGGAAAGATAATCGGGCTTAGGGAATTTTTCAAATATCTTGATGAGAATAGTTACTAATATGGAACATTTTATAGACAAATTTTTAAATAAGTATTTAAATAAGGGTCAACAGATGCCTCCGCAACAACAGCAGAAGTCTCCGTTGGTTCAACTAAATCCAAATGCTCAAAAAACACAGCCTATGCAATCTTCCCGACCAGTCCAAAAAACACAACAACCTGTTAGTGGAAATATTTCCAGACAAGGACGAAGTGAAGCTATTATTGGGAAAAAAAGAAGCCTGGATTAAGATAAAAGATTTGTATGGATTAGTTTTCTTAATGGTAGGAGACAAGGAAAAAGACAGCATGATTCCAGTTCAGGAAATTAAGGGAGACAGATATATTAGGCAACTTCACATAATTTGCCAAAAGGATATGAAGAAAGGGGAAGAGCTTGTGATTAACTATAACGTAGATATTCCAAAAACAATTAGTTATAAAGAGGATAAAAAAAATGATTCCATTTAAACATATTTTACAAGAACAAGAAGAGAACACGGATTTTGAGGAAACTTTTGTGCATACAGTTAATCCCGATGACGATGATGATTTAGATATTATTGAACCGGACGGGGAAGAAGAAACTAATAATGATGACGAATAATAAATATTATGTCAAAAAAAGAATTAGAATTTAGAATTACAGAATTAGAAAAAAGGATAAAAGAGCTGG